AGCGGCAGCGATAGCGAAATCGGCTTGTAGAAGTCGGCTGGGAGCGGTGCAGAGTTAGTTCGCGTCTCTGCCTCGAACACCTGGACTACGACGGTGAACCTTACGTCCCATGCGGCGCCAACTCCAGCATCGCTGAATATTTTGAACGTATCGCTGCCGTGAAAAGAGACCGTGTCTGTCGTTGAAACAGCCGCGGATGTTCCATCGGGGATGGTAACTGAGCATGCGACTGGCACGTTGTTAATCGCGATCGTGAATGTCGTGTCTCCGGTGGTGTTTTCTGACTGCGGCGTGGCGGTAAACCCGATTACCCCGTAGACACTCGGGCTCGGGAATAGCGGTCCAACCGGCGGCGAATATGACGGAGACAGGTTGTTCACGCTGAACGTGAGCGTGTCTAGAAACAGCAATTGGTCGTCGTGCTGAATGAGAACGGGGACGCCAAGGGTGATACTCGCGCGACGAGTGATGTAATTCTCGCGTGTAGCGATCAGTGCCTTGTAAAATTCCTCGCCTTCGTCGTTGAGCCAAACGACGATCTCGTCGTCGGTGACGTGGCGAGTGTTCTCGATGTTTGCCCTTGAGCGAACTCCGGCGACGAGATCTGTAGTGAGAATTGGCATGTGTTCCAAAAAGAAACGGCCGGGCCGGCAGTTACAAGGCTACCAACCCGGCCGTAATCTAAGTTCCTTTCTTAGTAGTCTTCGGCTACGATCTTCTTCACCCACTCGCAGATGGACTCGCCGTCTCCGCTGGAAATCGCCTTCTTAAGGGCGGTTCCCATTTCGGCGGGAGTCATGGATCCGGACTCGCCCTCTGCGGACTCGTCATCGCCCATTGGGATTTTCTCGTAGTCGTCCATCGCCATTGGCTACCTCTTAGGCGTAACCGTTGCTGTACTTCACCCGCACGCCGAAGTTAACGACGTCACCGGTCGTTGCATCAACGGCGGTACCGTCTTTGTCGGTGAGCTGGAACGTGAAAGACGGCGTTGCATCCGTGACCGCGTCGGACCAGTAGTCGGCGTGATACGCTCCGGTGAGAGCGGGCGTGGCTTGCTTCACAAAGCCGCTGGCTTGGACGATATCGTTAGCGCCGCGTTCAAGAACCACCGTATAATTACCGGTAGAGTTTCTCGTGACGCTAACGATTCCGCGCGACCGTCGCATGCTAGCAGAGGACATCGAAGGAACGGCGCCGGTGGATCCTGAGACGAAACTCAGGTTGATCCACGCAGTATGCCTTTCCTGCGTTCTAATAAGGGATCGGTTACCGGCGCTCATTGTTTACCTCTTAGCTGTTGAACGTCCCATGCCCCTGGTAGCAGAAAGCCTCGCAGACCAGATCGCCGGTAGCGACGAGCGACAGCTTGTTCGCGTCGACTCCGGATGGCTGGAGCGAAAACCAACCGCGATTCTTGTCAATCGGGGTGAACGGGACCGGATTCGGCGAAACGAAGTCGATCCAGTTCGTGTCCAGGTAGAAGATGTCAGTATCGTCAACATCGGGAGAGCCACGCAGAAGGACCTTGCGACCGCGCGAAGTCAGGTACGAAACCGCGCTGTTGCTGAAGGCAGTATCGGGGATGCCGCGAGCCGGAACCGTGGTCACCTGAAACTGACCCTCGGCGGCGTCACGCTGCATGGAGCGCCACTTGTTCGTGCTCATCAGGACAAGGTCAATCTCGCTACCGTTGTAGATTTCGATTTCGTCAACGGCATTCTCGACCGCGTCGATCACACTGTCGTTGCCGTGGTTGAAATCGTGGCCCGCGAGAGCAACGAAGTCATCGCTGCGAGCGCCAAGGCCCTGGAAGTTCGCACCGCTGTTGGTGTCGCCAGCCAGGCGGGTGAAGAGGCCCTTGAGACCCATCGGGAACACACGGCCGTTGCCGTTGCTGAGGTTGCCCTTGAGGGACATCGCAGCGCCGTCAACGCCGGAGCCAGCCGAAAGGTCGCCAGACCCGCCCATGGTACCCGAAATCTGCGCAGTGGTGGCAGAGCCGTTGACCGCGGTGATAGTCATGTAACCCGTGCGAATGGCCGCATCGGGCGTATCAGCAAACTCGACAATGTCGCCCACCTTGTACAGGCGAGCATCGCGGCGGTTTCGCAGCGTGATCGTGACGGAGCCAGTGGTTCCAGTGTGCGCCGAAACGTAGCTCATCTCGCCGTAGCCACGGCCCATGATCAGGATGTGCTCCAGAAGCATGGCGCCGCGACCGCGGGCATCGCTCTCGGCATCGGCGTACAGGTCAACGCGGCTGTCGCCCTTTCCTTGAGACGAACGGTCAGCGGGTCCGTCAACCAGGCCGAAGGAGAAAACCTCCTGCGTGGTCGTGTAACCCTTGCGCCGGCCAACCACGGCGGCATTTTGAGAGCCAGTGGTGTAGCTGCGAGAGACCGAGCTGCCGCCAAGCTTCACGCTGAATTCGTGCTTCAGGCCGCCGGCCTTGCGCCGACCAATCTGCTGGAGCAGTACATTGCGGGCGTAGATATCGGACGCGTACTTTTCAATACTGCGCGTCGCAAGGGCGGCGGCTTCAGCATCGGTGAAAATTCCAACTGCCATGATGACTACCTCTTATTTTGTGAATCCAATTTCCGAAAGGATTCGTCTGGTTGGGAGCGGGGTACCGTTACTAGAGGGAGTCGGTTGCTGTGACTCGGTACGCGGTGACTGCTGCTGTTTCGAGCGAGGCTCTGTAAAGCCAAGCTCCGTCAGTGTAGACGGTGTTTTTTGAGTCTCTTGCTTAACTTCACGCGCGCCGTATTTCTTGACTCGCACTGAATGAAGACCGGCGACGGCTCTGTTAATGAGCCCGTTGCCTTCTTCTTCGGTTGGAATCCACGCGTGTACCCTTGGATCCCATTTGTCTCCGAGTTCTTTCGCGCGTTTGTCATTCACGGACTGAATATGTGAAAGAATGCGCTTAACTACTCCCTCGGCATCGTCGGAAGCGACGTAATAGTTATCCTTCCGAAGTTCATCAATTTTTTTCGTAGTGTGCGCAACGGCATTGCTATATCGCTGCTGATACTCTGCGCTCTGCTGTTGTTCGCGCTCTTGCTTCTTTTCCGGCTTCTCTTCCAGGGCCTTCGCAATAGCGGCGTCGATGCGCTTCTGAATCTCTTCCTCGGTCACCGGCCCAGGAGAAGCGTTCGGGTCAAGCAAATGCTTCATCAAGCGATCCTCTTCCCAGCCGTGCTTTAGAAGGATCGCGGGATTCTTGATAATCGCGTCGAGCAATTGCAGTTTCTCGGCGTGTGAATTATCTGCTGGCTTCGATTTCAGCTCTGTCAACTCGCGATTGAGCGTTTCAAGTTGTTTCTTAAGCTCGCGGTTCTCTCGATTGGTCTTGGCGGCCACGCGCAGCGCGGTCTCTGCGTCAGGATCCTTCGTGGGTTCCGTCTTGGTTTCGACTTCTCCGGCTGGCTTCGTTTCGTTCGACTCAACCTTCGCAAGCGTCGGCTCCCCGGTGGCCGGGTCAATCGGCTTCTCGGTGGATGTCGCGCCAGTGGCATCGGACGTGGAAGTGGCCGGTTCGCTAAACTCAATCGATTCGAACTCGGTCGGCATTGTTACCCCTGCATAGGTGTCGGATTAGGTGCCATCGGCGCAGCTTGCGCCGGTTGCGGTTGCTCTTGAAGTCGTTCGTTGACTTGCGCGAGATACATCGCAAGCATTTGCAATTTCTTGCGGTCGAGCTTGCGTACCATTTCTCGCTGAAATCGTCGCATCGCCTTGTCTTTTGCGGCGACAAGGTCCTGGAACGGGATGACGATCTGAAACTCGCCGGTCTCAACGATGGCGTCCAATTGAGCGTCGATTAGGTCAATCGGAGCCGTTTGCTCATCGTTCGATGACGACGTGACCGGGTATCCCTTGAGTTTCTGATACTGCGCCTTAGTCAACTGTCCGTTGCGATACTGATTCTCGATTTCCTGCTGTCGTCCTGGGATGCTCTGAGGCAATCCGCTAAGAGGGAAGCTACGCATCTTGCCAGACTTGATTGCCTTGTTGATCGTGGAAAAGTTAATCTTGCGACCCTGGTAGCTAACATTCGGATTCGCATCCTGCCCAAGGCGCACAATCAACTCACCGAGTTCCTCAACCGACTTCTCTTGCCCGAGCGAAACGGAGCGATGGCGAACGTCGCTGATTTCCATCTCCGACATCATCGCAACGGCGGCTGTTACGCCTGGCGAAGTCTCGCCCTTCACCTGAGACTCTGTGATGCCGACGGAGAACAACGCAGAGTTGCGCAAGTCGCGCTGTTTTTCGTAAAGCTGAGCAGGTGGAGAAACGCCTTCCTGAAACTCTACCGGCTTAATTGCATACTCGATAAGATTGTTTCCGCTGAGATCCTCGACGTTGACGTTATTCCCGACGATGCTCTGAGCGCGACCCCACGCCATGATGCGCTCTTGCTCCGCAAGGTTATCGGCGATGCGATCGATTTCTCGCTGCATCGGCAGAATCGTTTGCACGAGACCGCGTCCTCGAACGCTGCCGCTTACACGCTCCAGCGGGAATTTCGCGAGCGGCGGCTTTTCGTGATTGTATTCAGTGTCCGACAGACAGAGATCCTCGACTGCTACAACGCATCTTCCAGGAGACCCGTCACGCGCGCAGTAGTAACCGACGCATACGGCGATGGTGTCGGCGTAGCCAACGGGAAGTGGGAAAAATCCAAGTTTGCAGCCAGGAGTCGACTTGAGCTTGTTCTCAATGTCTAGTTTGTCTGGTCCGACTGCATATTGGCGAATCAGATCGTGACGATTCTTGAACCAGCGGATTTGCCAAGAGCGTGGATTCTCGCCTGCCGTCGGATCGAGCAAGACAAGGTCATCGTCGAGCCGCTCAAGGCAAATCGTGCCAGGGAACGACGTGCCGAATATCCACCCCGTCCCGACGATGCCGCTGTCAACGCCAGCTTGCTCGACCAACTGCCAGACGTTGTGCTGCGCGAATACCTGATCCATCCACGACGTTGCTTCTTTGCATGCGACACGCAGATCGGTATTTCCATCGTCTGGCGCCAGCATTTCCAGGAACGGGCGCTGACACCAAATCTTGTTTTTGAACGTGTCAACTGCGACGTGACAGACGTTCTCTGCGGGCGGCGTGAACTCGGGATTGTAGAATTCGCCACCATACGAGAAATCGGCAGTAATCAGCCCCTCGCCTGGCATCGACAGACCGTAGGAGACTGGCGCCTCGCCGGTGGCCACCATGTGGTAGGCATACTGACGAAAGCGCCTCGGACGTTGGGCCAATTCGAGCGCGCGACAGTAGTCGGTGAGATCCTTCGCTACTGTCGACTTGTCGGAATGCCACCACTGCTGAAGCGAATCGTTTTGTCGCCTCTTTCCGTGGTCGAATCCGATTCCCGCGATCGAATCGGCCATTTACGCTCCGATTTACTTGCCCTGACCAGGCTGCGGGGCAACGTGAGCGGCGGCAGTGCCGACGGTGGCAGTGATAAGCTGCACCCACCACGGGAGACCGGCGGAATGCGTGGCAACAACGCCAACGATCGAGGTAACATAGCCGAAAATAGCCTTAAAGTTCATGTAATTACTCCAATTCTGCGTCAAGTGCTGCGTCGAGCAGGTTCTTTCGCGGAGGTTGCTTGGGTTTGTCGTCCGTTTTCTCTGCCTTTGGCGCCGTGGCAAGCGCGGGAGCGAAGAATTCGAACGAAACGTCGCCAACCGTTACCGATTTCAAGCCCAATCGCCTCGCGGCCTTTGCGAACATCTTGAATTCGGCGTACGAAAGCATGGTTGTTCAATGGAGACGGTTTATTTTGGTCTCGCGAACCAAGTTCCGTAGACTTCGCGGTGCAAATAATCTATTGCCTTGATGAGATCCGACTGCTTGTCGCCCTTGTGTTCGCATCGAAGTATGTATGCAACTGCCTGGGCGAGGTTGCGGTTTAGATTCCATTCCTCGATGACGTTGATTGCTTCGAGTCCCGATGGCGTGACGTAATGTTTGCTCATGAATAGCGCCTTTTTAGAAAATCCAAACTCACGAAGCAAATGTCAAACTTACCGTTTCGAACTTCATTCAGCATCCAGATCCCAGGCTTGCATACGTCGCCCTGTGGCCCGAGGTAGTCTTGCTTGGCGGTGTAGCAGGTCCCGACGAACATCGCCGTGTTCTGCGTGAACGGATGGACTGCGATGTCCCTGCGCTGCACGTGACCCATTACGCATGAGCGTTGACGCGTACGAAGCAACGCCGCAGCGCTAGAAACCGGACGGCACATTGAGCCCGATACGAAGTAGTGCGAATATTCAATCCCGTCGACTACGGCGACCGCAAGAAACGGGTGAACCTTCCATCCAAGTTCACGATATCCTAGATCGTCAACCGAGATTGTGCCGATGAACTTAGGATTGCTCTGCGCTTCGCGGCTGATTCTGTCCTCGTGATTGCCTAGAGTGAGATGCATCTCGGGCGCGTATGTGTCGCGGTGAGACTTCGTCGGTTTCGGGGCAAGCGGTTTCAAGAGTAACTTCATCGCAGCCTTCGCCGCTTCGATGTCCTCCGAATACCGCCGCCCCTCTGATTCCGCCTTTCCGACCGTATAACTATTTAGCGAGGGAAGATCCGCGAAATCGCCTATCTGTACGATAACGTCGGGCCGTTTCTCCGCTGCGTAGTTTCCGATCCATCTCAAGTGCGAAACGTCGTCGCCTGGTCTGACTTGGCAGTCTGGAATTACAAGATGCGTGCGCGGTTTCTTCACTGAACCGCCTTGCCGTTCGCTTGGTGTTTGTTTCTCCACCATCTTGCCCATTGTTCGTCACGGCATTCCCTGCATTTTCTTTCGCCAGATATAACGAGCAAATTGTATCCAGAATACTCGTGTCCGGCTGGACAGTGCGTTTTCTTGCCGCATCCACTGCTTGATCCGGATGCGGTACGTCCCTTGCCGTTGCGATCCTGTATGTTCTGCTGATTGGTTCCTAGTCGGAGATGATCGAACCTGACGCACCTCGGGTTGTCGCACTTGTGCATGACAACCATGCCTGGCGGAATCTTCTCTCCGGAGTGCGTCTCGTAAGACAGCCTGTGCGCATACGTCGTCTTCGGGGCACTTGGGCCGCCGATTCTTGTGGTTCCGTATCCGCTGTCGTTAGTCGCCCCCATCCACTCCCAGCACGACGGTCCGTAATGGACATTGGACGAGAACGAGCGCGCTTTCCTTGGCATCAGTGACGTTCTCCCTTCGCGAGACACTTACCGTGCTTCTCTGTCGGGCCGTCTTGCCGTGTCGATTCAACTTCCATCGA